CACTCTTCGCGATCCCAGATCACAGACAAACGTCTGCCTGTGAAGTCACGAATGGCTCCAAAAGACTTATCGTTCAGCGTGGCGCGATCCAGCCCTACAAGCTGGCAGACAGAAGCAAGAATGTCGCTAAACGGGACTGTCTTCATTGATAAACGGTGCGAGAGCGGACGTTAGTGGACGGAACCCATCCTACACTGATTTCTTTTGTGCCGCCAGAGTTTACTTTGCACTGGTTGTTGTCGCGCAAGAACTCCCTCATAAACCCCTTGTCATCCCAACACTGATAGCCAAGTTTGTGGCCCCAGAAATGATACGCATGTCCCGGTATGCTTGCCACCTTCTGCCCAAGTCCTTCAATCGACTTGTGTCGCATCTTGGTGTACTTGGCTGCTTTCTTTGATTCGATTTCAGCGGTTACACGGTTCATCTGCCAGCCGCGCCGAAATTCAGCCTCCATCTGTACTGCTAGACTAGGATCGATGTTGAGCATAAAAATGTCCCCGTCTCTCCGAGGTGTCACACCACTGACTCAACCAGCTTTCGCCAGCCAGCTTTCGCCAATCAAGTCCGGCGGCATGGAGCCACCAGCAGGTGTCGCTCTCCAATTAGAGGAGTAATCGTCTCTCCGATTAGTCACACCACTCGTTTGCGCCTATAGGTATGGTGGCCAAAGGTCGGCAGGTGTCGCTGGTAGGGGGACTAGCTTGAGAAGTCAAACTTGCCGAGACCCAGCGGGTTCCCGACAACAAGACCGCAAACCGCTTCAACGAGGCGAGCAGGGCCACCACCAAAGCTAGGCAGGGCTTCCACCGCAGCGACGTTCCCGCCGTAACGGACTTCGATCAAGTCCATATTCAGGACAAGACCTTTGTACGGGGTCACCGTCCATGCGCCCGAGCTGATCGTTCCGAGGAACACCGTGGGGTGCAACTTGACCGTGCCGAAGTCACCTTGGAACACGTCCACGGACTGAATGTACGCCTCAGCTGAAGCATCACGCTGGAAGGTTTGCACCTTCGTTGCGCCTGCGCCAGTCACACCGGAAGTGGTCGTGGTGGTCAGTGCGGTCGTGCCAAGCAGGCTGGTGAAAGCACGCTTCAGGTCGGTGCCAACGATGGCATCGTAGGAGCGGTACTGACCAGTCTGGTTGTAGATGCTCTTGAGCAAGCCCTGCACAGCCGTGTCGGTCAAGCTGCTGGATGCACCAGTCAGGATCGAGTCCGTTGGGGTTGCAAACGTGCCGGGAACATTTGGAATGCCGCCACCGATAATCCCGGTAGTGCTGATCCAAGTCTGAACCCCTGCCGTAAGGTAGGGAACAGAACCGTTGTCCTGCTGTGCCGCTTGGTTGGAGCAAAGTGTCGTTTCAATCGACCGCTTGCACTGAAGGATCGACTTAGACACGTTGTACGCCAGCTCATCGCGCACGCCAGCCACCTGAGCAATGTCAGTGGACAGCTTGGACACACGGACAGGATCCATGCGGAACACCTGAGCGTAGTTTGCAAGTTCAGTACGGAAGCCAACATCAAAGTTGGTGTAGTCGCTTGAGGTCACGTCAGTGCCGTCAACCGTACCACCGATCTTCGGTGCGGGGTTGCTATCTGCCTGCCAGCGGAAATACATATTTCCGGGCTTGCTGCCCTTGCGGGCCATTGAAGTGAAGGGCGTGTCTTTTGCGTCCACCATGCTGATCATGTCAGCAAGATCTTCGCGTTTACCACGTCCACTAAGATTAGGTTCAGTAAGAATAGCCATAAAACTAAATAAGGTTAACTGGGTTAAGGACTAAACTAAGTCCATTGCTTTAATGAGGTCTTCAACACTTCGCATCGAAGAATCCTTCGCAAAGGATTGCTTGGCTTTCTGTAAATCCGATTGACTTGTCGTCGCTGGAGCAGCTTTAACCGCAGGTTGCGCGGGGGCGCGTTTAATTGGAGCCGCCGTCTTCTTTGCTGTTTGTTTTGCTGCCATTGCTTCGGCACCAAGAGCAAATATTCCAGCGAGCCACAAATGATCTGGCCTGCGTTTAATCTCTGGAAAGTCTTTAACCACCTGCTGCGCCAGCAAGTACTTTTCGCTTTTAGGATCCGCCAAAAACGGCATTTCCTTAATCGCGTTAGCCTTTGCCTGAGCTTCGTGTTGAATATATTCAGCACGGGCAGGTAATTCGATTTCCTTGCGCCTGATTGCCACCTTCTTCAGGTTGCGAACCTCCACGTCACTTAGCTCGTGTTCAACTCCGTCAGAGGTCTTTAAAGTACCCCCATCGGCGTTGTCTTCGCACCACATAAGAAGCTCTAATGCATTCTGGTGTTCTTTCCTGATCTGTTCAATCGAGGTCAAACGCTGTACTGCATCAGAAACATCGACCCTTGCTTCAGGAACGTAAGACTTTGCAGTCTCAAGTTCTTGCTGCAATTCGGCCAATCTGGCTTTTTGCGCCTCCAGTTCCGCTTGAGCGGCCTTCTTCGCAGCAACCAACTTGTTGATGCGCTTCTGGACACCCTTGCTTAGTGGACTTTCTTCAGCCTCGCTTTCTTCTTCAGCGGGTTGATCGGCTTCCTCCTCAGCTTCAACTTCCGAGTCCACAATTGGCTCCTCAGTCTCCACTTCAGGTTCTGCCTGCTGCTCCTCTTTGGCTGGAGCCGCCCCTTCCTCGTCAAGGAAATTTGATTTGATGAAGTCAGCTAGGCTATCTCCATTAATCTCTCCGAGGTTATTTGCAACGGGTACTTTTACTGCCTCCTGACTCCCGGAATCAGGCTGTGGGGTTGTTTTAGTCATGCTAAAAGGTAGCAAGTCCTTAATTTATCATTCCAGTAACGCTGGAAAGCCCGTCAGTGGCGTTATGCCAAATCTTCTGTAGGAGTCAAGCCATTTAATTGTCTTGCATCCTGTCTAAATTGTACAAGTGTCGATAAAACTAGATTAATGCCGTCCGCTGAACCACATGCGTGTATTCTATCTTCGCCTTTTGTGTCTTTGCCGATGGCAATCATCCACTGCTGCTGCTGCATGTCTTCAATTAATTTAATGACTTCAGTCCAAACAATGTTTTTGCCTGAAAATCCAAAGGCGTTCTTTTGATCTTCCGTCATTATTGTTGTGATACAGGAGTTACACCAATGCGGCCAATCTGCGCGTTTTGCTGCTGCATAATCGACATTTGAAGACTCTTAACGTAGTTTTCAAACAAAGCCTTGAAGTTCTCGTCTTGCTGAAGAGCCGCCTGCGCTTTCGGGTTGGATTGCATGACCTGTTGGGCGTACTGCAACTTGGTCTGTGCGGCAGGATCGTTCTCTTGGTAAAGCGCCTCGTTGCCAAGCAGCATGTTGCCAATGTCTGACTGGACATCCTTGAACATCTGTCGGCTTGCATCCTGTGGATCGAGGATAAGCTCCTGCGCCATCTCTGGCGCGACAGCTTGAATCATCATTGCTGTCAACTTGTTGCGATTTAGTACTCCGCCAGTATCCATCTGTGCAATTTGACTCAGGAACTGGATCTTTTGCGCGATGTACTCCTTGTCCAAGTCCATGACATCAAACTTGACGGTAAGGTCAAATTCGTTGTGGATTTCTGACAAGCTCTGCGGAAGTTGTCCGCCTGTGATGCGCTGGATCTCCTCAGGACTCATGTACTGGCAGCAAAGCGAGAACATCTGCCGATAAACACTTCTCCAAGTAAGCAGCCAAGTATTAACAAGATCCTGCTGTGCGAGTTGTGTCTTTGATGGCGCGACAAGCGGGTTGACGGTGCCAAAGTATGCGGCGTGACTGGCTTCGACGCGCTCAATCAACTTGAACGCCACCGTGGGTTCACGGGCTGGAGGCTCCATGAAACTGTAGTCGGTCGGGTTGACCACTGGCAGTTGGATGCCGGGTCCAACCTTGTTAATAGCTCCGATTCGTTTGACGACTTTAATGGGAGGAAGAGTCGAGAAGGCAGTATGATCCCGGATGGAGTCGTGCTGCGCCTTAATTTCGTCCTGATCCGTGTGAGCAAGTTCAGGGACACCGCGAGTATCAGTGATGGCACGACGAATGCACTCACGACGAAACTCCACAAACGGATACTCTCCGTGCGCGTAGTCCAGTCTCTCATGTATAGCATAAGAGATTCTTTCTTTGCGATGATCCACGGCTGCTTGTGGACAGATGACGGTGTAGTAGATGCAAGGGGCTTTTCCATCGAGACTTTTGGTGTAGCAGTACACCACCTCAATCATGTTCTGGTAGTTGAGCGCATTGTATACAAGAAGCTCTGTCGTCGGCAGGATGTTCGTGTTGTACATCGTGCTGCTCTTGCCAGCCATCTGCACGGCAAGTTCCACCCAGTCCTTGTTCCAGCCTTCTGTCGTAATCTTCTCACGGATCTCCACTTCACTCATCCAAGTGCGACGAAAGATGACACGCGAGCGTTGCAGGTCGGATGTTTCAGGCGGGAAGATGATTTCATCCCAAGGTTTAAGCGCGACAATCTCGGGTAGGTTCTTGCTGACATACTCCTCGTCGCG